ATGCTCACTAAAGTAGTGGCATTGGTCCTAGCTTCTATAGAGGTGATGTCTATCAATGAGAACTACAAAGTAGTAAAAGGGATAGACCTATGGCAATCAATGAAGTTACTTTTTGCAAGAGCTAAGGATATTAATGATGACATTAAAAAGATAAAGAAATGATATATACTAGAGAACAAATTGAAAAAGCTGTAAAAGCTAAAGGATATGCATATTTTGCAGGTGCTAAAGACTATGATGTTAATATTATAGGAGTTCGTAACTCAGCACCTGGTCAAAAAGTTACTAATCTATTTGATGACAAATTAACTATCTCTTATAGAGTAGATGGTAAATGGTTTTACCATGAGTGGGATGCTACTACTGAGCCAGGTAAAAAAGGAGTTACACAATATCACAATGCAAATGGTGTAGCTAGATTAGTTCCTAATCAATATAGAGGAGCTTATGCTGTATCTATGCATAGGGGTAAATATCAGGCAGTATGTCAAAGATTAGGAGATGTGACTGTATGGAGAGATAGTAATAAAGATATGACCTTTGATGAGGTTGAAACAGATACAGGGATGTTTGGAATAAATATTCATAAAGCAGGTACAGTATCTAGCTTTGTAGAAAACTGGTCAGAAGGTTGTCAAGTATTTAAAAAAGTAAAAGACTTTAATGAATTTATGGTAATAGCAAATAGAGCTAAGGAAATCCATGGCAATCATTTTACCTACACATTACTTGAATCAAAAGATTTGCAATTTAAATAATAAATAATAATGGCAGCAAAACTTAAATCTAATACTGTAATTACATTTTTAAAAAAATCAAAAGTTTCTAGAACTGGTGTTCATGCAAAAACAAAAACATCAAAACTAAGAAACTCAAAAAACTATCGTAAGAGCTATAAAGGGCAAGGACGATAAAAGACGCTACTATGCTTAATGTTTAGTGGTTTTTCTTCTTCTGTAGAAAGTCCCCCATTACTGGGGGATTTTCGTTTCTACAGACCTCACCTGTTAAAGTTGTTCTTTTTTGTATTGTTTGTCACGCATTTTTAAAGACCTAATAGTAATAGCTACATTATATTTTATCTTTAAAAATCTTTTGAGAAGTTCTAACTTATCAAGTGACGTATTCCTTTTCATTACTATGAGATAAGAATCTTTGATTATATCATCTACAATGCCTAACATACTTCAGCAATAAGGATTCCACTTTCTAATTCTTCTAATATCTCATCACTTTCCTCATCTAAATCAAGCATGTTGGAGAATATTTCATGAACCTTTTGTTGATCTTCCATCCAATCAGATGGATGTGAATCTTTAAGGGTTAATGTAATATGATTATACAACACCCATGCTGAATCAGAGTCAACTTTATAATTAAAAGATGGTTTTACCATTTCTTTCTTAATATTATTTAACTGCATTGTGTTCAACACTTCTCTCTTAAAGAATAATTCACCTAAGATATCATGTTGTGCTGTTGTACTTAAAAGCACTTCTTTCATAGAGTTCTTATGTTTAACTAAAGAATCCCAATAGTCACCAGCATTATTAATATAATCACTAATAATACCTTCTGCAAGAATATCTGCTTCACCTTTGTGTACACGCTTAAATTTGCCAAATTTGTTGTTATTCAACATCATGCCATTCATGCATACTTTTACTAAACCTCCAAGATTAAATCTAAAGGCAAGTTGTTTGTTATATGAATTAGTAAAGTTTGCAGATAATTCAATATCTGCATCTGATTTATAATTCATTCTTAATGTACCTAGGGCAATCTGCCCATCATTAGTACATCTATAGTCTTCACCTGTGATAATAAAACCAGCGTTGGTTATCTCACTTCTCACACGATTTATTACACTTGCATGTGATATTGGTGTGTAAGTATCTGTTTTCTCTGGTAGAGAAGTAGACAGAATTCTTGCATAGGCATCCATGCCACTTACTGTTCTTTTCATAATTCTAATTTTAATTGTTCATATAAATTTGTTGGAATTACAGATGATGTGCTTTCTATTTTTTTAATTTCATCATAAATTTTATCTAAATAAAACTTTTCATCTATATGATAGTCATTCCATGGTTGCAGTTCTGCTTTGTTAAATATAACTTGTAGTATAGGACCACTTTCTAGTTGTATTTCTCTTCCATCAGGATTGCATTTAATTATTTTTGTACCTTTCTTAGATACAAAGTATCTGACAAGTTTCTGAAGTTTTCTTTCATAGAATTCTCCATTGGTAACACCACGTTCTACAAAATACCAATTACCTTTGATTTTGGAACCAGTACAATAGTCAAATATGTTTTTGTTGCTTGCAATATAATCTTTTGGATCAATACCATTTACAAAGTATTCATACCATGCTTTAGGTACAACAAGATTAGACTTATTCTTATGAAGAGGTAGCTCGTTAAATTCAAATCTACCTTTACATTTTGTCTTGCCATCAGCATAAACTGCTATGTAATTGTTTACATCACCAATAATCATCTTATTATATTCTACAGATTCAAGTTGTAATTGAGTCAAATCTTCCCATTCTTTGCAAATTTCAAAGAAAAGTTTCTCATCTTTTTCATCTATGTCAAACTCAAGACCATCTGTGTTTTGCATTAATGGTTGTACGTTTGGTATTCTTGTAGTAATCATCTCATATAGCATAGATAATAGTAGTTGACCATTTACTGTAATTCTGAAAGTTAATTCAGGATCATACAGAAATGAATACTTACTCTTACTTAAACCATATGTAGAGTTTAATACAATCTTAAATAGATAATTTAATGGATTAGATTTAGGATACTTCTTTCTTTCTTCAAAGAACCACTCATATAGTTCACAAAAATCTTCTTGTGGAATTTGAGCAGGAGACCATTTGTTTTTAATAGCAAGATTTGGATAAAAACTTGTTACATCTACACTTAGAATCTTTCTTCCAGGTTTTGGCATATATACACCAGGTGCAATGCAACCGTGAATACCACCTAATGCATAATCAGTTGGTACACCTTTATGATTCATTCTATACTTTGGTCCTTTCTTTTTGATGTCATCTTCAGAACTGTCAAGAATTGTTGTATCTACAATTAGATTTTTAAACCAATTGTGCATACCATTAAATTCAGGAGTCTCAAATTTAACACAAGGTAAAATGATATCACGCATAACAACATTCTTGCGAAATGTCCTCATTTCTTTGATAACCCTTTTGTCTAAACCTAATTTCTCAGAAAGAAAATGTAAAAATATCTCCTTTGAAATCTTAGGTTCACTAGCAGAATATAAATTGACATTATAAGTTTCACTGAGTTTGGCACGCAAATTTATCTGCGAGACCATAACCTTTGTACCTTTTGCATCAGTCATTGTAAAAATAGCCTTGGTAGACCTAACATCATTAATGCAGTAGTTAACTACCATATCTAATGTATCTTTATCAAGAATCCTTTCATAATGTGGATGTGGCATTTCTTCAACGTTCTCCCAATCCATACTAAACTGTGTCCATTTTAAAGATGTACGTTTTGCGTTACTATCCCAATGGTTTAGTTTATATATATCAACACATTTAATTGAAAGCTTGAACTCTGGATAATCAACAAACTCATTTCTGTCAGATTTACTTATTACGTATTGTGCATATTCATACAATCTATACGCAAGGGCTTCTGCATCTGCTCTTATATCCATAAACTCACTTTTATTAGCTAATATAAACTCAGTTATTTGCGCATCAAACGCAAGGTTATTATAACCAAAGTGCCAATCTTTAGCGTCTTTAGATTCAAGAAGAAATTTGACAAACTCAACAGCATCATTTTGATATTTGCTTATGACAAAGATTTTTTTTGTAGTCTTATCATAAGATTCAAATACAGCAACGAAACAATTGATAATGGTCTCATAGTCCATTACCCAGAATTCGCGATTTCTCATTACTTGCTTTTTTTAGTTGTCTTTTTTGGTTCTTCTGTATTAGTATTTATAGCTTGAGCAATAATATCTACACATACTTTACTAGTGTCATTGATTGCAAACATTTTTATAAATAAAAGTATATCACTCATGTCTTCAATGTAATACTCATAGTATGCATCTATAACAACTCGTTGTTCTTGCCACCATTGTTCACCACTTGCACGTTTTGTTGCAATTGTGTCACCACGATCATTGAGACGAGGCATCATCATTGGTTTTTCTTTGATATCTTTAGAGATAACTGCAAGAACTTTTTGTTCAGGGTCAAAGATTGCTTCATTAAAAATGCAATCACTATTAATTGGCATCAAACGAAATGTTTGTTTTTCATTCCATTTTGCTGCATAAATCATCATGTTTTTCATATTATTTATTTTAAGGGTTTACAATTTAAAGGTTTCTTTTTCTTTATCATACTTATCACAAAGCTCACCAACATCTTGAAGTATCTTTATATCAACTTCTAAGATTTCAGCGTATTGTTTAAAATACTTCTTTGGAAAAATAAATGATTCTACATATACCCATTCAGATGTATGTATACCATAATAGTCAGACAAATGCATTTTAGCATTATTTGAAAACTTTGAGTATTTACCTTGCAAAAACAAGTTATAGTCATTTGTTACTGGATTCATGTCAAAGATATATGCTATCCTACCATCACATAGTGGTACTACATAATCTAACATGCTGTGTGTCATCAGTTTATTCTTTTCAAAGTTTGTCCATTGATCTGTATCCTCTTTCTGATATATACATACAAGTTTACGTTCCTCATCAGGAAACTCTTCTGTCCAATGCAGATAAACTTGCAGTGGTCTTGGATCTTTTGTACGTTTAAATCCTAACATAGGATACAAGAAAGTATAAGACTTTTGAAAGTACTTCCTATACATGTCTTTTATCATATTACTAATTCATTATTGTTTACAATAAACTTGTAAGGTAATTCAAAGTTCTTTGTCTCAAAGTGAAACTTAGCCTCATCAAGTAATTTGTCAGCTCTTTCTTCCCATTCTTTTAAAGTATCATCAGACACTCTTATTGGGGCTATTTGCATAAATGGATCTACAACCAAGAATCTAAATGTAATTTTGTATCCAGAGTATTTAGGTTGAGATGTATACACATGCTCTACAAGTTTTTTATAGATTGCTGCTTGCAACCAATAATTGAAATATTCAATACTATCTGTAAATTGTGAAATAGACTTACTTGTTTTTTTTAAGTCATTTACACGAATCTCCTTGTTAGCATTATCTATTACTAAATTATCAATAATGCCTCTTAATCCAAAAGGTTGTTCATCATCAAACTTTGTCAATACAATCTCATTAAACTTTTCTAATGGAGAAAAGGAATCTGCAAAGAAACCCATTACATCCATTACTGATACAGTTGATGTGATTTTTTCTACAACATTTTTACAAAAGTCATAGATATCTTGGTCAATTACAGCACGACCTTCTGCTTTTTTAAGGTATTCCCAATATTCAATATGCTTTGAGTTAATCATTTTCTCAATTCTTTGACCATCTGTTTTAAGAGATTGGTATAGATTGATATCTTTTAGCACATCAAGGATTGCTGGTGCAAATTCTTCCAAATTTTCACGAGAATCACCTTCTTTTTTTAATTCTTTATAATGATTAAATATTGAGTGTAAAACACTGCGAGGATTGTCACTTGGTATGTCCTGTACACTGATAACAAACTGTTCATCAAATGCTTCAGGTTTTAAAAGCAAACAATGTATCAACGAACCTTCTATCATATTTTTGTCAATGTTGTCTTCTTTTTGTCCTAATACATAATGTTTATAAAATGCTGATGGACTAAATGCTAGTTTGTTTAAACCAGAGTAAGACATTAAAAAGTCTTTGTCATAAAATTCTTGTTCTTTCTGAAAACGTTCAGAAAGTGGCACGTTGGCTACAAATTTTCCCATAATTTATTATTTACAATTTTCTATATCTGAGGGGAAGTATCTTCCTAAAATATTACCATTATAACTGTTTGCTGTTAACACATCATTTTTAAATTGATGTGAAATTTCACAGTATCCTAAGTATTTTTTAGAACAACATACTTCAAGGATTTCTCTCTGATAAAACTTTGAATCAGTTAGTGCTATCTCTTCAGTTAGCTCTGCACATGATCCACAATAAGTTTTCCAGTTAGATTCCTTAACGACACGTTTAAAAGTCTTTCTAGTCTTTGTTTGTGTCTTTTCTCTATTAGAGATTTTAGTTTTTCTTTCACTGTATAGACTTTTTTTACCTATGTAAAATCTACCAGTAACAATGTTGGTTATTTTATATACAAAACCAACAGCTTCTTCAAAATTTGGTAAGTCATCTATAGAGATGATTTCTTTACCTAAACCACTATGTGATTTAATAATCCAATTATTCATAAAATTGATGTTAACATGCAAACTTAAGAATTTTTTTCAATATATTTTTCAATTGCTCTAAGAAGTTTTGGATAGAAGTCATAAAGAGCAACTTCTTTACCATGATGTTTTATGATATCACTGATATCTTTTTCTCTTGGTAAATAAATGAATGGCAATCCATATTCTTTTTCATAAAATTTCATAGATGCTATACCTGCTTCGTCACTATCCATGCATACAACTACATGAGAATAACGCTTTTGTAAATCATGAATATCAGTAAACTTAAATTTACTTGATTCACTGTTAGGTGCAATACAATCTACTGTCAATCCAAGACTCTTTATTGCCATCACATCTTTAAGAGATGATGCAATTATTAAAGTTTTCTCACCTTTCAGTTGATCATAACCTTGCACATAATCTTTTTTCTGTAAGAAAAATTTAAACTTTTTACTTTTTGGATTATATACTTTATATAAGTCATTACCAGTAAAATAACCATAAACACATTCATCTTTATTAATAAATTTATTACTAATTAATCCTGTTTCAGTATCTATTTCACTGAATTCATAGTATTCTAGTGGTTTTACATTGTATTCTTCAAGCAAACTGCTACCAATATTAAATTGAAGCCAAAACTTTGCATCTGCAGAATACCAACCTCTTACTTTATAATCAGTAATTGACCATTTTTTTGAACCAACTATTAGCTCTGAATCTTGATACTCACCAGTTTCACAAAATTTGTAATAATCTTGAATGATTTTCTCACACGCTTTGTCATATTTTAAATTAAATATATCTTGTACTAATTGACAAGCATTACCATATCTTCCTGATGAATGGCATTTAAAAACAATTTTTTTACTATTTCTGTCTACATAAATAAACATTGAAGGAGTATTGTCATTGGTATTAAATACACTTTTGATTCTAATTGATTCACCATTAATGTCTTGTGTTAGTCCTAAGTAATACTTAAATATCCAGGAATCTGGAATGTCATCTAATGATCTAATGTACTTTCTACTTGAAAACATAAATGCAAATTTACAAAAAGAAAAAAGGGTAGGTACAATTTATACCCACCCTTATTCTTTATATTATTATTTAGTTATTTACCAAAAGGCAAGTCAATGTCACTCATTGGAACACTTCCTGGTTTTGGAAAATCATCAGCAATTGTATTTGATGATGAAGCTGCTGCTTGAGTAGGTTCAAAAGATGTTAATGGTTCTTTATCTTCTACTTTTTCTTTAGCTTTTGTAATATGAACTGTTTCATCAAACTCTATAAAATTATGAGGTTTTCTATCATCATCTTCTAATGCAGAGAATGGAAACAGATTCTTACGAGGTTGTGGTTTTGGAAAAGACAATCTGTAATTTGGTATTGTATATCCTTCATTGAAATACTCAGAACCTGCAATTGTAAAGTGACCCCATAATTCAGGATCTATTAAATACTTACGTACCTCTGATACATATTCTTCAATAGTATCACCTTCAACACCTTTCTCATTCATTTTGTGAAGAATACCCATCTGTTTTGCAAGGTTATTAACCCAGTTATAGATTTGGTTATCTCTTTGAATAACTTTACCTTCATAAGTATATGTACTATATGGCCAGTCACCTGACTTTACATTACCAACTTGACCTCTATATTTTCCAAGACTTGGATTATTTTTATCAATGTCTAGTCCATCAAATTCATCACCTTTGTCAATACCTTCTAATCTAAGTGTTACAAAATATGCTTCTTTGTTATAACCTGGAGTTTCTAGAACCATGTCAATAATTCTACAATAATGTGTTCCTGGTCCTATGATTTTAGACATACCATTTCCACCTGTTTTTTCTTTAAAATCGCTAGATTTAAACATAATTTTCTTTTTTTAAGTGTTTTTAATCAATATAAATTTTATCCCAGTGTGTAATAATCTTTCCATCTTCGTCTGGTTCAGAGATGGTGATTTCTTGATTTCTCAAGTGCTCAGGGCGTGCACCACAAGCGATTTCGTCAGTTGTCAAAAAACTCATGATATTCTTTTTACCTTTTCTATAGATATAAGCAATAGCATCTGAGTTTGACGTTGTAATACGTTTTAATTTACCTGTCAAATCAAGATCAAGTGAGTTAAATTCTGCACCATTTTTCTCTAACAATGTATCTTTGATGTGACCAACAAAAATAACATGTGGAGCTAGAGTTTTTACATAGTTAAGAACTTTCTCAAAAGCTTGACGCAACCATGGATAACCAGCACCATTTGGCATATTTAAAATACTACCATATTGTGCTTTTCCTTCAGTGAACCATTTCTTACCCATTAAACTTTTAGAGTACAACTCTTCAGCATAAGGAACACAAATTGATTCTAATGCAGTAATAGTATCAAGAGCAATGTATTTATAAGGCTTTCCTGCCTCAATAATCATGTTCCCAATAGTTACAATGTCAGATACAGTTTTAGCTTTTAACTTTAACGCATCAACATAATCACTACCTTCCTCCAAGTCAATGATAAGACAATTATCTAACTGTGAAAGTAATGTAGTTTTTCCAATCTTTGGTTTGCTAAAAATGACCATATTCTTTGGACTTTTTACTTCAGCCATAACCTTTTTTGTTGGTAATACAAAGCCACCTGGTGCTTCTACTTTTTCTTTTGTTGCCATTCTATTCCTGTTTTAATTAAATCGTTTAACCACTCTTTATTTGACAAAGGTACGTTCTGTTTAACACAGTAATAATCACGCATTGTCATTGCACTAAAATGGCTATCCTCTTTTTCAGAATACATGCCAGGAAATAAATCTTCTTCAGATTCTTCCTCAATTGTAATTACGTCTGCATATGCAGATGTTATTGTTGTGGAATTAACAAGTTCTAAATCAGATAATCTAACAGCATATGTGTTTCGTCCTTCTATAGAAGTTTCTACTTCAACATATTTTTTTGTGTTTAATTTCCAATTTGGATTGTTTACTAATCTGTACAACTTTCTATTTTTGCGATCATAATGTTCTTGATCCCAATCAAACATCTCAATATAATAATCTTGATTGCATGATAATTCACTTGCCCAAAAACGAACACATTCTACTCTTTCATCTCCAAATTCTTTACCCATGTAACAGAGTTTTGAACCAAACTTAGGACTGGAGATGCCCATCTGGTTGAATAGATTCTGCCAAAAAGGTAAATACTCAGTGGTAATCTGCGTAATGTGCTTCTTTTTTTCAGGCTCTGTTGAGGCTTTAAAATTACTACTCATTTGTTAAAATTTAAATTATTAATTACTTTTTCGCTGTATATGGTTCCTTGTCAGGTTCATATGCTTCAACAACTTCCATCTTTGCATAATCTGCTTTATACCATTGAATACTTGTCTCTCCAAATCTATTTTTGAGAACATGCATCGCAAGTAAATACTTGTCACTAGGACCAATGATGTACTTTTGAGGGCCATACCTACTTATGTTATACTTGGCTGGCCTGTTATATGCAATCATTACGTCTGCGCATTGTAAGAGATAATCGCTTCCAAAAACATCTGCCTCAGTTGGATAGTTTTCCAACTTACCTGGCCTTTGTCTTTCAGCATTGTCAATCTCTCTATTTAACTGAGTAAGAATAATAAACGTAACAGGTAGTTTATTCTTCATCTCAGTCAACATTGTAGCAAGATTTTGCAATGTAACTTGTTTGCTGGTTTCTGATGCTGACTGGCGTACCAGTAATGTGTGGTCCAGCGTTACCACAAAAGGTTTTTTGTATTCGTTATAGAATAATCTAATTGCATTTGCCATATCTGGAACAGACATAGACCTATCAATAACATATTCTTTACGTCCATTTTGTTTGCCTACATACGTACTCAATTTTTCATAATCTCCTTTGGTCAATGGTGGCATTCCATCGTCTTGTGCAGATTGTAAGTAACGTATGTCTATATTGTTTGATGCAGATAATTCTCTGACACCCATGTTTCTACCAAGCATTTCAAATTGAAAATGTAAAACCATAAAATCTTGGTCTTTATTATTTTCTTGCAATGCTCTTGCTATTGTAGCAGCAATAAGTGTTTTACCAACACCTGGACGTGCAGCAAGAACATATAAGGATTGCCATTCAATACCATTGAGACCAATTTTATTGAATCCTTCCCATGAAGTTTTTAGAGAAACAATCTCTTTTCTTGCACGTTTTGCTACATATTCTAGACTTTCTTCAAGTATATCACTGTATTTTCGCCATGGCTTTTGATGCGAAGCTGACGCATGAGATGCTGAATTAACAGTCTCTGGTTTATTGTACATAATGTAATTTTTTGATAAACAAATATACTAATAATATTTTATACTACCATAATATTTTGGTAGAATTTAATTTTTCAAGTTCAGAGTTTACTTTATTAAACACATCATCACAATTCCATTCTTTCTCACGTGCATATGCTGCTGACGCAGGATGACTTGCTTTTAAGATTATTTGTGAATCATCTAATAGTTCTTCTATTTCTTGTGCTTTTTTGCCAAGTAACACCCATATAATCGGTTTTTTATCTGTTATAGACTTGGTATTTAACATATCTATAAGATATTTTACAAATGGATCCCATATTGCAAAGTGTTTACCAATTTTACCAACCTCTGTTGTAAGTGATGTGTTTAACATAAGGATTCCTTGACGACTCCAATCTGCTAAATCAGGATTTAAATCTTTAGGATCATTGTTGTCATATACTGTTCTTGCAATTGCATTATGTATATAGCGTAATGATGCTTCTTTCTTGCGTGTGTTACCACAACTAAATGCAATACCATCAGCAACTCCAAGTTGTGGATATGGATCTTGTCCAACAACAACAACTTTTAATTTGTCAAAAGGACATTCAGAGAATGCTCTAAATACCATTCTTAGTGGTGGTGTAAATCTTTGTTCATTATTTACAAGATCTTCTAAAGTCTTGATAATTGTCACAAAATCATCAGATACCAAAAATCCTTTTAAAAGATTATTCCATCCATTTTCTTTGTCATTGTCTGTTTCTTTAAGCATTCCATGCATTTTATGTGCAATTTCTATAGCTTCAAGTTTAATAGTTTGTTTTTCCATATTTTTTATATATCTTTGACTTTTAAATTTAAATATTATGTCTGAAAAAGTAATCAATTCATTATTACCATCAGGATCAGATGATCAGTTGGTTGACGTCATCAAGGAAGACGCAGTTATCTCAATTAAAATGAGCACAGGTTATTACAAAAGAATCCAAAATGTTATTGGATTTCTTATTGAAGGTAAACCTACAAAAGAAGTTCAAAATTCTCATAAGTCTATTGCATCTCGCAATATTACAGAACCATGGGTTTACCATTATGAAACTTTACTCATTCTTTGTAAAGAATTTGAAAAAGGAGCACAAGAGGGTGATTTCATTGAAAAAATGACAATTTCTGAATTGCGTGAAGCAATGGAAAAAGCTGAAAAAATCATGGTTGATGAAGAATTAGAAGCAAGAAAAGAGTTTGAAAAGAAACAACAAGAAAAAAAGGAAGATCAGTAAAGATAGATTCCTAAGTCATGTCCTAATGCAATACATTCTTCTATTACTCTTGACATTTCTTCTTTAGAACAATCTGCAAAACTTTTAATAGATTCTGGTGTGGTACTAGTTGCTAAAATATGCAAACCAGTTTTTTCTTTTATAATAAGTTTCATTTCTTCAAATGTATAACCTGTTGAATTTGCAATTTCTCTAATAAGAGCATGTGCTTTAGCAAGTTGACCTGCTGTTTTGTCTTTGTCATCAAGAACAGTAATATATGCTTCTATTTCTTGTTCTTTTTTTGTACCCATGGTAAACAATTTGAGTTTCCCTGCATCTTCTTTTGACGCAGGGGTTATCTCAGTACCATTAATAATAACTTTGATGGTTACATTATGCATTATGTGTAATTTTAAGGGTTAATGATGGATATAACTTACATTATCATTGATTCTGTATAAGCAATTTTTTCAGAATCAATATCTTTTAATGCTTCGCTTACCCAATCCATATCAACAGTATCCTTATATGCAAGAATATGTATGGTTGATTTATCTTTTGGATTTAGTCTTAATAAACGACCTATACGCTGACTACTTTGACGTTCATTACTATATGAATGTAATATAATTCCTGCTTTAAGATTAGGAATATTAACACCTTCATTTAGTTGTTGAACACATGATAGTTTTGTAATAGAACCATTTTTAAATTCATCAAGATTATCATTGCTATCTTGATTCTTGCTGTGATAACTATTTTTACATATCCAATCAGCTTGTTCAGTTGTATTACAGAATACAATACATTTGTCGTGAATCATATCTAGTAATTCTTTAGCATATTTCTCTTTAGTAGGAAATCCCATCAAAGCTTTCATACGCATTATACGTTTTATTTGAACTTCTTTAGGTGACATGATTCTTTTTAACTGATCAGACCAATATTCATATGATTTTTGTTCACTGTTCATAAAATATGTGCCATCTTTTTTCTTGACTTTCATATTACGTTCTGAACTTAGTGGTAAAACATGTACAATTATCTTATAATCATTAAGAATTTTGTCATCAACTGCGCTATCCATTATATAGGTATACAATATTGGACAATACAATCCTACCATTTTTCCTTTTTCAGAAGCTTTATAACGTGGAGGTGTTCCAGTTAATCCAAGTATTCTACCAGGAAATGTTGCTAACCAATAGTCATGGTTAAATTTTAAACTATGACACTCATCTAAAATAACAACATCATAATCTTTACTTGCTTTTTGAAGTGATCTGTATGTTGTAAATTCTAAATATGGAAGTAAATGTGCAAAACCATGTTTTACACACTCATCTTTCCAACTATCATATATGCTTATCTTAGGTGCTACAATTAAGTATTTCTTAAACATGCAATTAACATGAATGTTATCTAAATACATTAAACCTATCAGTGTTTTACCAACACCCATTGATATACCTAAACCTGCTTTACGCTTCCCCTCTATTGCTTTTAGGGCTTCTTCTTGTATTATAGTGCGGTTTTTCATATTTATTATCTTTTTTTGGAGGAGCTACTTTATACATTTGAGTATTGTTGTCCTTGTTTTCTCTAATTCCTTTTTCTTCAAGGTCTTTTGTTTTGTTTATCCATAAAATATTTAATAATATTCTATTAAAATATCTAACGATTACATTTGGTTTTTTAGTTGACCATAACAACAATCCTTTTTCATTAAATGCATCTTTATAATTTGATGCACCTATGATAAAATAGCCAATAAATTTCTTCATTTTAAATTAGTTTTGTTAGTGATAAATTCATTTCTCTTGCCTCTTTTGGATGTGTTTCAACCCACATGTGACAAGCCATGCACAATGGTATCCATGTAGTTTTGTCCAAGTAATAAAGTCCTCTTCCTTTTGTATGATGAACTGTTAATTCTTGTTTGTATACATTTAAACACCCTGGTAATTTTGCTCTACACGTAGCATTTTCAGGTTCATTTAAGAACTCTTTTCTCATCTTGCTGTATAATACATCAAGAACATCTTTTTTGTCAGATTTTGGTTTGATTGGTCGTTTGTTTGAAGGAGTCTTTGTTACTTGAGAAGTATACCAGCAATCTTTGCAGTATTTATTTCCTTCATAGTTTTTCCATATAACCTTATCAAGGTTACAACCAGCGCATTGCTTTAACTTTACTTGCATATTGTTTTTTTAAACAGCAAGCTTAGATTTCAATATTGTCAATGTCAATGAAATCACTGTCAGTTAACTTTTCTATGTCAGATATATCTGTAAGATCTGGTTCCTTCTCAATTATGTAATAGCTTTCATCTTCTTCTTCTCTATTACTTTTAGCTGGTCCATAATATAAAACACTGATTGCAAAAGGATCATTAAACTCTTCACCCCAATTGGCAGCCTCTAATTCTTTTAGCATTCTGTTCCACTCTTCGTCAGACATTCCTGCATATTGTTCTACTTTCAACTCAATACATTTACCATTTGGTAATTGGTACAACATAATTAGCTTAATTAAAGAACTAAGTTATGTATTTACTTTCATAAGCTTGTCACAAAGTTACTAAATATAAAAAGATTTTGTACTATATAGCTATTCTAATTCTGCAGAATTATAAAAGTTTTGTACAAAGTCCTCCATATCCATTTTAATATTGTCTACACCACTTCCAAAACTACTTATGCTTATAAAGTTTTCTGTTAAATCTATTGTAATTAGTAGATTTGTATCTACATAATATTGTGTTCCAATTCCAAATCCTGTTTCAGAATCCCAATCTTTAGGTGGAATCATTGCACAAAATAACATACGCGCTAAATAATCTGGATCATCCCATCTTTTTTTCTTAGATAATATGTCATGCACAATACCTACTAATGTTTTTGCATAATCATGTGTATATAAATACACAGAATAATGTGGTGCTATTATTTGAATTTGACCACTGTTATAATTTATCTTTTCCATGTGTTTGATTTTAATATAAAAAATAAACAACATTCTATCCATCCAATTTGAAATGTAATTTTATACTTGTAGGGTTCTACAATAGGTAGTTTATTAATAATAAATCCTATTCCAAATCTTCTAAGATAGAATGATATTTCTAAATTATAATTTTTCACTTTCCTGTACTACCAAAACCACCATCACCTCTTTCAGATGATGAAAGTTCATTAACTTCAGTAACAGTAATGTTAGGTAATTCTATAATTACAAGTTGTGCTACACGATCTCCAATGTAATATTCAGATTCGCCTACACCAAATGCTTTGTTAACTTTTTTGAATTTAACCATTATATCACCTCTATAACCACTGTCAATAACACCAACAGAATTAGAAAGTAATAAATTATGATTACTATTACTACTTCTTGGAAAAATTAATCCTACATATCCTAAAGGAATTTCTAAAGCAATTCCTATATTGTATACTACATTTCCATTGTCATCATAACCTTTAGATACTGCAGTAAGGTCCATTCCTGCATCTCCATGTTTTGCAATACTTGGTATAATTGCATCTTCATGAAGCTTTTTGATTTTTAGATTTATGTTTGTCATAAAACAAATTTAAAAAAAATTTAATAAAAAACAGTATTGTATTGTAATTTATATTACATTTGCAATAACAGCTTTGGTTGTTGATAGTGTAATTTTTGATGGTTAACAGAAAGAGGGGGATTTTGGTCCCCCTTTTTTGTATTAGTCAAATATGTAAGACACTGTATTAGTAAATGGATCAAACTCCATTTGATTTGTCTTTGAGTATGTACCTGGTTCTAAAACCATTTTAGCATGCTCATCATGTGTAATGGTTACAGGATTTTTGACAATCAAGTCTATTGACTGATCTGTTTTCTTTTTGTAACCAAAAGGTTTATTACTATTCATTATGTGTTTTTGTGGTTCTCCACCTGGTGTCAATTGCAACTTTGTTGTTGATACCCATCCATCTGTATAACTATCTATCATGATTCTGCTTTTAAAAGTTTAACATATTGTTCTTTATTTAAGTGATATGGTCTACATCCTTGACTTATACTTGAATGTTTTGCCAATATAACATCTCCTTGTCTATAAATATACTCAGGTTCTGTTATATCTAGCTGTACTGTCCATGCAATTGCTTCAAGAGCATCGTTTTTTTCACCAATATTCTTTGGAACATAAATCCAATACTCACGACCTGTTGTACTACACCAGCATCTTACTGCATAAATGGTAGCATTACCAACACGCCATTCATTTTTCTCTTCAGGAAAGAGTTTAGAACCTTGAATTTCATATAATTCATACTCATCACGCATTGTGACAGGTACTTCTTCAATATCTACCCAAGATACTCCTTCTTTTTCAAGAATTTGTTTGTCAATTAATTTTGGTTCAAGTTGTTTAAATAATTCACTTACACCAATTGCTTTAAAGAATAAACGTCTAATTTCAATGTTCTTTTCTTCAAATGCTTGTTGAACACTTACATCAGGAATAGAATCCCATTTGTCAGAAACATATTCTCCAAGGGCTAACATCTCAGAATGTGCATTATTTGCAATAACAACTGCAAAGAAATCGTCAAAATTCTTATGTACTTTTTTCCAGTACTTTAGTGCTGTATCTTCATCAACTTTTATACTAGCAATATAATAGTCATTTATTGATTTTATTTCTTCTGTTATCATAATTCTAATAAATCATTTAATTGTTCTGCATACTCATTTAGATCAATGCTTACTCCACGTATTTCTTCAGTATAACCTTGATATTCTAAAGAAAAAATTCTACAAATATAAAATTCTGGATCATCACTACTTGAATCAATTAATTCTTGCATAGTCCAGTTTTCTGCTTGCCAACCTGAATTTTCAGCATCTGTGTGTTTTATTAGTAATTCTTTTGCTTTGTCTATAAGTTCAGATTCTAAACTTTCACAATAAGTAACAAGTTCTTGATTTAATATTCCATTTTTGACAAGTGGACGTATTGTTACATCACCACCATCAAGAATATTTTCAAACTCAATACGTAACTCTTCAAAGAAATACTTCTTTGGTATTTTAACTGTGATAATTTCTTCATTAGATAGTTCAATAGTTTCAATTTGATCTTCTGAATATATATCATCACCCTCAAACATTTTAGTACTTGAGTCATATGGAGCTCTACCTGATGCACTAAACTCACCAGCCCAAGAACCATAATCAAGAACACTATACATTTTATCAACTAACCATTCAGCTTCAGGTTCACTTGACTGTGTTCCATCAACTTCCATATACACCCAGCCAGAGTCTCCTCCACCTTCCCAGCATAATGTTACTTCTTTGCCATCTTGTGATTGTTCATCACACCATTTTATTACGTCTTCTATTTTCATGGTAATTCTGTTTTTGTTTGATCAATATGATCTAATTTATCTCTTGCGATTTCTTTGAGAACTTTTCTCCCATCGCCAGGTTTATACATCCATCCAACAATATTCATGTTGTCAAGATAATCTTTGATTGTAGGAATCCATCCAATGTCTTCCATACAATGTTGTTCGCCAAGTGTTCTGACAGGTACTTTTTTACCATCAGAGTTTACAATGTATACGCCAAATTCTTTCTCACACCAGAAGATACCTTCTGCGTGATGGCGTAATGCTCTATGACGCATATCAGGATAATGCATCTTTGTTTCGTCAAACCAATTATGAATTGGTAAATAGTCATCTGATTCTCCTCCCCATTTTTTTTGAGAAGAAATTGCGTGATGTAAAGGATGTGACATGTTATTATTTTTTATACAAATGGTTCATCACTTTCATCAGTTTCTATTTTTGATGGGTCAAGTGGTGATTTAGCTTTATTTCTTTTTTTCTCAATGTCATAAATAAGCATTTCAATTTTAGGTGCTGAATAAGGTTTTATTACACCATTTTGATTGTAATATTCAATTCTTTCTAATTTATGAATTAAAGATTCTACCATTGGTAAATAGTCTGAAAAAAAGTAATCAATGTTTCTTACTTTTCTCCAGTCTAAATGTGTCCATTCTTGAGTCAATGTATTTAACTTATTTCTAAGATTCTTTTCATTCACACTCAGCATTTTAATTTTGAAATTTATTCAAACTTTCTTCTACAGACTTATAGAAATTGTCAAAATTATCTTTTAATAGATTTGAAAACATACCTTGTGTATCTGATTTGTTAAGTTTTGAATTACTTAATGTTTCATTAAGTTCTAATTCAATGTTACCACTGGTTGTTCTAATAATGTCATACATAGTAATAAATGCATTTCTATGAGTTTCAATTTGCACAAGAATCACTTCTTCTCTTGAAGGTTGTTTAGAAACAGGTATTGATAAATCAAGAGGTCCTTCTTCTTTACTTTGTTTTACAACCCACGCTTCACAAATCATTGCTAAAGCAATAGGTTTTACAACTTTAATTGATTCTTTTACTGCATTAGCAAATATTTCTTTGTCTTCATGTTGATGTATTATTCCAAGTTGTGGTGAAAGAAGTGTTACAAACTCATTTTTTTCATTCTGTGTAAGAAACACAACCATCATAGGCATACTGTCATGGTGTTTCATGTAGTTTATAGCAAATGATTTACAACTTTCTTGAAAGTTTTCAATTGCTTTTTCTAAAGATATACTCATATTTATATTATTTTGTCAAAAAAATGTTCACTAATTGTGTCAATTGCTAAATCAGCATTAGGTGGTTCACCATCAACCCATGTTACTGTTGATACTTCAATCATATCATCATCTAAATCAGAATACACTGAAATAGTAAAATCATAATCTCTTATTTTTGCTTCATCATCAGTCTCAGATATATCTGTAGTGTACGTACCATTGAAAAATTCTGTTCTTCCATATGGTTTTTTAACTATGTTTATATTACTCATTTTTATTATTTAAAAAGGTTTTCAAAAATCTCTTGTGCAGCACTTTCTGCCCACGCTAGTATATTGTCTTCGTCTGAATCCCAACATCCATCATAAACAATACCAGCTGTACGTATAGCTTGCGTCATGATATATCCCATTACTTTGTAATCAGGACCATCACAGTTTGCAAAATCTAAATATACTGCTGGTTTTGTGTTATTGGATGATTCAGGATAAGAGACAACAATAAAATTGTTAAACTCCCATTCCATACTATGACACTATTTTTTTTTTGTCATTCATTTCAGGATTTGTCTGATAGTTAATGTAAGCTTGTGCTGAACGTTTATCTTTAAACATTCTTACTGATTTAGTTTTTTCATCCATAACATATCGCCACATTTTAAAAACTTTTAAGAACTTGATTATTGGTTTGTATTGTAATACTGCATATGCAATTAAAAAATTCTTTCTGGTTATTTTTTTTAATTTGTAACCACCACGCAATTGTACATTTGATTCTGTTTTTTCAGATACCATAACTTTAAATTTTAAATATTTATTTAAAACAAATTTACTATAAACTTGTTAACTCTATATTTGTTTTTTAAACTTAGGAGAACATCCTAAATGAATTGATATACTAAATCCTCTTTTTTCATACTTTGATAACTTCAGAGATTTATCTTCAACATATTTTTGCAAGATAATATCAAAATCCTTTTCATCAACTTCATAATCCATAAATGGTATTACTTTTTGACCAAATTCATTTGTACTTGCTTCTTCCATTAGTTTGTCAAAATTTCCTTTTGGAGTACTGTTAGCAAAAAGATCTCTGTAACAGTCTAACATTGCGTTTTCAATACGCTTTTTTCTTGGTATTCTTTTCCCAGTGGTTGTCATATGTTTAAATTTCTACATTCATTAAATGTTCTGAAATAGCAGCAAGTTGTTGTACAGCGATTTCTTCATCAACTGTTTGCAAAGCTGCAACGGTTTGGAACATAATTAAAGTTCCACCAATAAATGCTTTACGCATTTCAATGTATTGCAAATCGTCTTTTGGTAATTGACCTAGACCAAGTGCTTCCATCATTTTGTCAAATTCATTGTTTACATCAAATGTTGTCATACTACTTATTTTTTAAATTGTTCAAACCATTCATCAAATGTAAAATGTAAAGGTTGTAAGTCTGATATATCTCCACCCATAGGTAAAACTACATGAATGTCTACAACACCATCTAAAGAATCAAATTCTCTAGCAGAATCAAAAGCATTTCTTAAATCTTCCTCACTGTACATTCTTTTTTTACATGTTGCCATACTACTTATTTTTTCTTTAAATGCTCAATAACTCTTTCCCAATAACTTCTTGCAAGTAATTTACCATCTCTAGATGGTGCTATTGAATGTGTCATTTGAGCTGATCTTAATGATTCTTCTTTAGCTTTCTCAACACCATAAAGTTTTACAGCATAATCATAAAGCTGATCTGCTTTTTCTATTTCTGTCATAATTTTAATATTACTAAATAATTTGCATAAGCATCTTCATATGTTTTGGCCCATATTCTGTAACCATCAATAACAAATAGTTGTTTTTCCATTAGTCTTCTATTTTAAGTGTTTCAATATAAGGGTTCCCTGTTTCAATAAATAATATTAGTTCTGCTAAAGTTAAATTTCTAGTAAATTTTATGTTACAAATACTAGCTGCTACAATATAATCTTGATTAGCTACATCTAATATTATTTTTAGATATTTATCAGTATTAAATGCTTCAATAAATTCTTCATTACTAAAACTTTTAAGATATTCTTTTTCTACTTTACTTAGTCTTATTACATATGTTAAATCCATCAGTCTTAAATTTTTAAAATGTTAATTAAATCTTGAACTTTTTCAACTATGTCTTCTTTAAGTTCATCTGTAAGTGTTTGCAATTCTAAATTGTATACCCACTCATAAAATTCATCTTCTGTCATGTCATTTACTATTTAATTTTTTAGACTTTACTTTAACTGGTTTATCATGTTTGTCTAAACAGGTATTACACACCCATACTCCAATTTCTTTCATGTCACTAATATTCTTAATAGTGTGACAATTATAACAAGGTTTTTCTTTCATTCTTCGATTAGTTTTAAACTTTCATCTTCAGCAACCATATCTATAGCGAACCAAATTTGCTCCATAGTTGCGTCATTTGTCAGAGCAGTGTTTAAGATTTCTTGTGCCTGCTCATTATCGTCACAATTGTAACGAAGTTTTATGTCATCAATATGCCATAAATTGTCAACAAAATATCCTTCTCTACGAAGGACTTCTTTAGCTTTTTCTACTGTCATCCCATTCAACATATTCAATTACATATTTAGCATAAAGTGTAACAACTTCATGCCCCTCAAAGTTAAAGCTTTTTAATTGTTTTTCATTACTCTCATTGTAAAGAGATTTAAACTTTTTAAAAGACTCTTCTGTAAATTTAAACTCATTCATCTTATTGTAGTTTTACAGTTACAGAAAGAATAACTCCTTCTTCGTCATAATGTGCATAGACAGGATACAATCCATCACCATACGCAGTACTAAATGCTAAACCAGCACCAGTATGACCCATTTTAAATGAAAGTTCACCATGTCCATCTTCTGATAAAGTTGCTTTTGCACACGCATTATAACTAAATCCACTTTTTGCTGCAGGTGATTCTGCAATTTGCCAATCATGTTCTGAAATTAGAACATTCATAGTTTTACCATATTCTGGTAATACAACTTCATAATTTGTAAAATCCTTTGGGTAAGTTAAGGTTTTACTAGTGTGTTCATTTTTGTAGACTCTAATGTCTTCAAAATCTTCATTTTCCCATTGAGAATCAATGTAACCTGGATCACAGATCATCAATTGACCTGAATCCACAGCTACATGTCCAATAAGAACTTCTGTTACAGTTTCTGCCATAGCATTTGTTATTAGTTAATAAAAAAGTTAAATCTAGTCTTTCCCAGTGTCTTCTAACCTGTTCTTAGTAGTCAACCTTTAGCACGGTTTTTTGTTACTCATAGTTTTAGCACCCTCATATGTAGGGTCAAGCTGAGAACTCATTCGCGTTGTAGTGCAAGTTAGCACTCCATCAAACTTCTTCCTTTCTCAAGGGAACAACACGTTCAGACTTACATCTGATATATTATTTATTCTCCTCAATGTTTTGGAGGCCAATCTATTCTTGGTAGTCAACAGGGGAATATCCTAACTGATTGCTTGCATTACATAGAGCATAAGTCACATAAATGTGAAATATCAAAATGATTAGCGTTGAATACTTTAGAGATATTACTGATTATATTGTTAATATTTGGAATTTTTGTTCTTTATTTGTATTTTATTATGAAGACTAACTATCAATATGCAGAAAAAGACTAATCAAAAGGAGTCAACAAAAATTATTCTTGAATATTTAGAAAAGTTTAAAGAAACACCTTCTAAAGCAATCGCACGTAAAATTTACAATGATTTTATAGGATTTTTTCAAACTGAAGAACATGTGTACTCTAGAGTTAGATACTATAGAGGACAATCTGGAGTTCATGGTAGAAATAAGATTTCAAATAAACAATTTTTACAACCATTAAAAGCTAATTTTATGAAAACTGAATTAAATTTACCAGAGTCACATACCAAATCTAGAGGTACTTTTACTTTTCCTACAGGATGTAAAAGACTTGGTGTATTTGGAGATGTACACATTCCATTTCATGATAATATTGCATTAGAAGCAATGTTTAATAAATTTGAAGAAGAAAATGTAGACTCTATATTAATCAATGGAGACTTATTAGATTTCTATCAACTGTCTTTTCATGAAAAAGATCCTAGACAAGTTCATTTCAAACAAGAAATTGAAGCAGGAAAAGAATTTCTTGCATATATCAGAGCTAGATTTCCAGATATTCCTATATATTACATTACAGGTAACCATGAAAATAGATTTGAAAGATATCTTAGAATTAAGGCAGCTGAACTATTAGACATAGATGAATGTAGATTAGATGTAATTCTACATGTTGCAGAATACAGAGTTGAGGTTATACCTTTTAGAAGTAAAGTTGTATTTGGTGACTATACTATAGAACATGGTGATAAAATACCAGGTGCTGGTGGTGTAGTACCTGCTAGAACACTTCTAATGAGACTTAAGTCTAATTCCATAGTAAATCACTTCCATAAATCTAGTGAGAGTTCTCAGAGAGTTTTTGGAGTAGGAGAACCAACAATGATTAAAGCATATAGTTTAGGATGTCTTTGTGACTTAAATCCTGAATATATGGAAATCAATGAATGGAACCATGGGTTTGCTATTATGAAAAAACACAATAATCTAGTTACAGTATCCAATTATAGAATTGAAGGTAATATTATTATATAATGTTTTTACCAATTAAATTTAAAGATGTTGATGGAGATTTTATTGAGCATATCAATATTACTCACATAACTCGCACTTCATTTGTAAACAGGATGAATCCTGATGCTGGTACTAATATACACTTAAGAACAGGAGAAGTATTAACTACTTATGCTCCTATGGATATTGTACAAACTAAAATTGATGAATGTTTCAACGCATCTTCTGCATTAATACTATTTAATATTTTTGCTGAAAAAGCAAAATTTATGCATACTGAAGAAGATGCTGATGAACCTTTGTAATTTATTATTTAAAGGTGATATTAGATAATTCTTGTTTTAAGCGTTCAATGTATAACGTTGCGTCCATTAACTCTTCTTGTAAATGATTTAACCATTCTAATGTAGTCAAATCTTTACGATCAAGCATTGTACCATATTTATTTATACCAACTTGACTACGTTGCTGAAATTTATCTATCACAGTACGCACAATAGGATCTTCAACTAATTGATTTTCCATTTTGTCAAGTTTTTGGTGTAAAAAACTGGACCTATATTCTATCTCTTTCCTAATAAGATCAAGATGCCAATCAACACCACCATAGTCAAGTACTGCCTGTAGGTGGTCATCATCCAAATAAGCTATGGGTATCCAAGTTAGTGGGTCTTTACCATCTATACCTCTGCTACCCCTTGCTGCATGTTTTCTGACAATTTCAAAATCATCGTCTGCATAAACATAATGAGTTTCAATCTTATCCATGTCCATTGCACCATACCTGCCATAATCATTACCACCATCTGCCATAGCATCATTTGGACAACCACAAGTTACATAGTCATGTACTGTTCTGCTTACTAATACCTCATTACACTCAAGGCATTTTACAGAATTATATACTAGTTGTTTCATTTTTATAAGTTTTAATTGTTATTTATAAGTTTTACAGAGTATCATGTATAAATTGATTTATCTGTTTTTCCAACATAAACATTAGGATATTTAAATCCTTTAGGATATAATATAAATAGTTGAATTATTCTATGCCAACCTTCTACTAATTCATATTTACCATTTTGATCTAATATTATTATTGCTTCTGTTGGTAGTCCATTTTTTATTATAAGTTTTTTTTGTGTTTGATGTCTTTCTGCATCACCTTTTAAATTTCTAAACTGCTTACCTCCATCTCTTTCTTTAAGAAGTTTTTTAGTTTCTTGAGATAAAATGTTTAAACTTATAGGGAAATTTTTTTTTAATGTCCATTCAATATTTTTATATTTAACAATTAACTCATCAATAACCTCTTGGCTTTCATTCTTGTTATTTTTATAAAACCAATCATAAACTACATATGATGGTGTATTTAAAAATTGATTTTGTAAATGCTTTAAAAAAGATTTTCTCATTTTTATAAGTTTTACAGAGAGACATCAGTGTCCTTCTGTTGTTTAAAGGTTTCGTTGTAATATTGTACTGCTGTTTTCATATCATTTCTATTTAATTAATGTGGTAACTTTTACCACTTATCCTTTATCAAACTGTCCCATATATTAGCTAAATTTGGGACAAATAGTTGTTAATAGCTAACATGTGAATCCTTTTTCATTTTTTATCATGTTTAATATTGCTAATTTTTCCTCATCTTTGTAAAATATATCTTACAAAAGTATCGTTATTTGTAAACTTTATTTAGCATTATCCCTATAGTCTATTACAAATCCAATAGCAACAATAATGTTCATGCCACAGGACATTAGTATCTCATGGATATCAGCATACACATTTGTTGAAAGATGTACATGACCTACCATCCAAAAAGGTATGGACAAGTTTTGGCTTATCCATACCATTAGATATTTTGTAAATTTTACCAAGGTTCTACTCCTGTAACACAGAAATTAGTACCAACAAATGCATTCATCCACACATTTTGTGCAAAACAGAATTTCTTCTTATTGCCTGAGCAATCATTCTCTATCTCTAACCAATAACAATTATCTGTTATTCCATCACTGACTATGGCACCACAAGTTGTAGGTTCACATGTAATATCTTCTTTCTTGCAAGAAGTTAAAGTAGCAATAGTTATTGCTATAATCATTAATAATTTTTTCATTTTGTTTTAATTTAATTGTTTGTTTTATGGTGTTTCCATAGGATTAATATCTCTATAATATAGCATTTCTTTAAGAAGTTTATTCTCTTCTATCAATAATTTAGATTTTTCAACATCTCTGTACATATAAATACTTGTAAGTATACCCATTGTTAAACCAATTAAAATACCTATAAATGCTGCAATATACTCAGATCTTCTTTCTTTAGGTTTTTTTGGAGTTTTATGTGGTCTCCAACCATATTCTTTTTCTTGTCTGTGTTCATTAAGAATACTACCTTTAAGTACTTCTTTCATTGTTTTGTTTTTAAATTTATATATTAATCACCTTCTTCATTATTAGTCCTTTTCTGTTTTGATTTACTTTTGAGTTTTTTTCTTATCTCAACAGGTTTATCATCTGTTTTTTGTCTTTCTTTCTTTAGATTAGTAACTTTCATAACTTTAAATTTAATAAATTTAGTAAATAAAATGTAACTCTTAGTGATTAAACCAAGAGTTACACAATTATTTAATTACAAAGTTACACGTTCTTTGATAAGTTTGTCAATTTTGCGAGACATATATGCTACTAAATCACGTGGCAGATTTTTAATATCTGTCATTTTGATGTAATAATCAAACATTTGTTTTGATGGAACAGACTCTTCAATAGCAATTTGAATCACTTGAAACCCATAATTTTGTGCTTTAGTCACTTTTTCACGAGTATCTCTGATTGCTTCAGTACCATTGTAATCGTTTGCAGATGGTTGACCATCAGAAAGAACAAACAAAATACCTTGGTTTTCTGTCTGTTTTCTAATACGTTTTGCTGTTGCAAGAATTGCATCACCATCACGATTGTTTGCTCTAGCTGTAACTGAACCTAATGCAAATGGTTCCATTTGATATTTTGGTTCACGATAAACTCTAATTTGAGTACTACCTGTACCTGATTCATCAGCAGTATGGCCATATATATACAATTCAACATCTCTCATACCTTTAAATACTTCATTGATAAAGATTGCTGCTTCGCGTGCTTTGTCTATTTTAGATCCACACATAGAACCAGACTCATCAATAAGAACACCTACACAAATCTTATCAGTTTTTACTTGACCATAACGTTCATATACAGTTGGTACACTTTGAGCTGCTTCTGCAATTTTGTTTGTGTCTAATCTACCTGAACGCATAGAACGCATTGAAAACTGATAGTCTTTGCTTTTACGTGCAAATAATTTCTGAAGTACTGCAGCTTTTGTAGTATCAGTTGATTTTAAACATTCATTATATGTAAGTCTGTTAGAACCTGATTTAATGAATTTAACATCACCATCAACAGCAATACCTTTGTCAGAATATTCAATATTAGGTTTTGTAGATATTGATTCTTTTGTCATATCTTCAACAAAATCTTGAAAAGCACTCATTTCTTCTGCATCAGATTCAGTAGATCTATCTTCACCAAAAGTACTGCCCATCATCTCTTTTGCAAAGTCATTTAGCTCAGATTTACTCATACCTGGAGTTTTGCCAGGGTTTGTACCATCACCTTCATCATCATCTTCATCATCGCCTTTATCACCACCTTTTGGTTTCTCTTCTTCTTTATCATCTATATATTTATAGACAATATTAGCAAGACTAGTTGCCATAGATGTACAAGCATCTCCTGTTTCAGGAATACCACCATGCTTCTTAAGAAGTCTTTCTATCTGCTTTAATGGCTTATCAAACTCTTTTAGTTCTTCTTCAGTCACATTAGCTGGATATCTTAACATTCTTGTGAGAAGGTCAAGTAATCTTTTTTGTTCACTTTCTTCTTCATCAATTGCTTCATAATTCTTATTATAAAGATGATCTTTGAATTTCTGAACAAATTTTAGATAACCTGGTAGTCTATTTGATAGTTTCTTATCAATACGTTCAGTATTTATAATGCTAAATAAATAATCTTTCAAAGAAAATGACTTTCTACGTGTATTTCTACAAGTTACAGACTTACCATATTCACTTGTTGTTTGCATAGATGCCAATGCAGCGTTCTGAATTGCAGCACCATAAAATGCATCTAAAATTTCAGGATCAGGATCGCGATATTTTCCATCACTGTCTTTTAGCATGTGAATGGGAATTTGCAACTGATTAATATTAGTTGGTTCAGATGCTTTGTAGTCAAATGTTTTGGGAACTCCAATTACTCTAAACATAGATCCAATCATCTTTGCAGATGTTTGAAGACTATCATTAGTGTTTGTAAAGTAAGAAGAATAATTAGTTCTTCCTGCGTCCCAGTTGAAGAATCTGTTTCTATTATCCTGATATGTGTAGGCTTCTTCTTTTCTCCTACCAAACCAGTCTTTTGCAAAGTTATTGTTCATATTATAAAAATTAAGTTATAGAAAAGTAGGGGACAATCTGTCCCCTGGTAACTTTTCCAATTGCTGATCCTAATACAGCATTTCTTAGAAAGCAGATACTATAGAAAGTACCTTGCTACGTTCAGAAACGCCTATTCCATCTTCAAATAATGGCATAATAGTAGAAAGCAATGCTTTATCTACTTCAAAGCCATCAGACACCAAACTTGCTGCCTGAAGTGTGTGACGAACTGAAATCGCAGAAGATAATTCCTGCTCTTTATACTGCTTGCGTATCTCATTAGATACTTTAACTATTGCTGTTGCAACTTTTTCATCAACGCCAGTACGTAGCATTAACACTTTAATCTCATCCTCAACTTTTGGATAATCAAGTTCAATAGGAAAGAAACGATCTAATAACGCTCTATCTATTGCTTGTGTACCAGAGTACTCAGAACCAAGATTAGCAGTTGCAAAAAATACTGTTCCATCTGCTACAGGAATACATCTTTCACCTTCATCACACGCAATGTCAACTGGTAAATAACGTCTTTTATCCAAACAAGGAAATAAGATATTATTTGCAGCAAGAGGAGAACGATTAAGCTCATCTAAGAGCACAATACCACCTGACTTGATATGTCCTACAAAAGGAGCATAATCAAACGCTGAGTGACCTTCCTTGTTGATGCGGTGAACACCTAATAATGCAGATTGTGCATCTTGAACAGTACCCATATCTTGTATGAATAGTTCTTTGTTCATTGCTTTTGCCAAGTGAGAAAGAATTTCTGTTTTACCAGAACCTGTAGGTCCTACTAATAAAGTATTTTCTCCTCTCAAAACATTACGCACCATCAAAAACCAAATGTCTGCGTCAATGTGGAATCCACAATCTTCACGTTTTGGAACTGGATAATGTGTTGCAATGGTACGTTTAATATTTGTACCAGATGGCATAGAACCTTCTTCAATAGGTTTTACTGTTGTTTTGGTATCCCAATCAAACGTATAACCATATGATGCAAACTGTGTTGCAAGTGGTTTAATTACTAAATCAACATCATATAGTCCACTATCTAACATATAGTCAATAGTAAAGTCACATACTTGTTGAATTTTTTCCTCACCTAATGTGGATATAGGAAAAACATTATTATCAAAGAATAAAGCAGTTGCTTGCTCTTTCATAATATGTAAATGGTCATCTTCAGGAAAATCATATTCATCAGCCACAAAGACAGTTCCTAATGGAAACTTTGCAAATTCAGAGATTGGACCTGTAATTTTAAGATCTTCAATGCTTCTAGTCAATTTTTTCTCAAATGATTGACCAGGCAATGTTGTAAGTTGGTAACTTGTACCTTCAATTTTTGTTTGTAATAGGATCATACTTTTTTTTATGTAAGATTAATAAAAATTAATTGCAGTACTTAACTGCATCTTGTCAAAACAGATAACTATGTTATCAGAAATTTCCTTTGAAATCGTTTATGTCAAATCCTTTGTCACCAGAAGATTTCTTGTTTACTCTTTTCTCTACATACTCACGTAGCTCGTTAGTAATTCTGTCAAGCTCTTCTTCATCTCTTGCCATAAGTGCTTTAAGTGCACGTTTTTGACAATCATTAAAGAAATCTTTTTCTTCACTAGTTAAATCTACTTTAGAATCTTTAAGAATTTTATCAAAAGGATTTGGAAAAGCATTAGCAGAAAGACTGCTTGTATCTCTTTCTATTGACATATTTTCCTTTTCAAATTCTCTTAATTCTTTGAGAACATCTTCACGTGATTCATTTAACTTTGTATGAAGCAAATCTATCATGCCTAACGCAAGAATAGGTGAGCATTTCATTTTTATGGCAGTACCAATTGGTACACCATTATCACTTATCTCCATAGCAATAACCATATGAGAAAAAGGTGATTTGTCATCATAATCGTTTTCTAAAAAGTTGCGAAGACCTACTAATATTGAATCTTTTTCGTCCATTTTTTTGTAATTTAAAATTATTTAACTTGTTCTACTAATTCTTTAAATGATTGATCACATTCTTCAATCAGTTCAACGATTGGCTTTAATTTATCTACTATTGAATTAAGTAGACTGTAATATTGCGTTTCCTTAAACTGTTTAATATGTGAATCAGGAACAGAAATCATTGCAACTCCATTTCCTAATGGTGTATCAACATTTTTACTAATCATTTTCTTATCTAGATTTTCATTCAATCCTGATAGATGTTTGTCAAAACGATAATATATCATTATTAGTTCCTCATTTGTCAAGCCCTTAAAAGGGTCATTCTTCTTTTTGGTCATGGTAGTTGTATTTTAGTTTCTAAACTTAAAAAATTCATAGGTAATAACTTGCGTCTGATAAATTCATCAATTACTTCACGAGTTGTTATACCTAAGTTACGCAAAGTTGCTGATTTTGGCAAATCTAAAAACCAATCAAAGTCTTTTTGTCCAATATTTGAATGAGGAAAAATTGCGTTAATAATCTTAGTTTCAGCAGTAAACATTCTTTTTGCTTTCATTATGTGCAAAAACTGTTTTGCTTTTTTAAAGTCAGCAACAATCTTACCTAATGTACTAGGAGAAAAACTTGCAATTTGTTCAGGACTATACTCTGTTAAACCATACATAAGTCTACGATACATTTGACGCTGAACCATGTTCAAATGAATCTTTTCAATCTCGTCTTGAGTTATTTTAACTCTGTTAGAACGAGTAATTTTGTTTTGTACAAGCTTGTCATACCTTAACATTTGGGCTTTGCCATTTGTATCATAAGTAATGTAACCTTGTGCAGTGGCTGTAATAGATGCAATTTTGTGCATATTTTAAAGATTTAAGGGTTAATACTCAACGCTGTGCGTTATTTTAGTCATCTTGTCTTTTCCATAATAGGAAATCAACAGGTACAATGTATGATATTGCCTTGATAGCAAAAACATTGATAATCGTCACTGGACTTATAATCAGGTGAATTAAGTCTATAATAGCAAACTCACCTGATTCTTTACAGTAATTAAAAATTATTGTAGCATTAAACAAATATGCTAATGCTAAATATAAATACAAAAACATCATAATAAATTATTCTTTTTAGATTCATCACTAGAACATGGTGGAACTTTCTTATTTTCTGGCAATTCTGCTTCTTTTTTAAGTTCATTCTCTATGTCTTTTTCATACATATCTTGAAGATCAGATTTTTCTTGCCAATATTCATCTCCTAATTCATCTTCAGGATCTGGTTGAGGTTCTTGCATCATTCTTTCATTATGTATCATTTCTAAAAACTCATTTGATGACATATGTTCAAGCTGACGTTCTTGCATTTCTATGAACAGTTCTTTCATTCTTCCCATCTTATGTATTTTTTGATTTATAATCTCTTATCTTATTTAAAAGATCTTGATTAAAGTTAGTAAAAACTTTTTTATAGCAAATAGGAATTATTGTACCTATTACAGGCTTATCAACACCTGTATATGGTATGGTTGTATATCCTTTGCTAAGTTCTTTTTCGTCACCAATATTGTCAACATATGTGACAGTTGCATCTAAATCAAATCCTAAAACTGATGTGATAAGGTTATAATCTTGATTCATAAAGTTATATTTTGTGTTGAACATATGCATAGATTAAAAGTCCTACTGATACTATTATAAATCCTACTGTTGTCCAAAAGAATGGACGCATCATTTTTTGATTCTGCTCCATATCATAAATTGTATTTTCAATCATTACAATTTTAGATTCTAGATCATCTCTACTGATTTTGTACCAAGTCTCACTTGGTTCTGACATATGTAAATCTTCTAATGCCATTTGGTAAAGATCACGTCTTTCCTTGAGTTGTTTAAGTTTGTATTTTGTATACATAATATTATAATTAAATTAATACTCCAAAAAATGGGTGTATACGTCATCGCACACACCCATTATTATGGTTTTTACAACCACTGCAAAAATCTTTTAGTAAGCATCCTTTTCAGAACCCAAACTTAACCAATTACCATCTTCACAAGTCCATACCTCATCAACATATCCTGAAGGTGATAAAAGATATTTTGTACTTGGAAATTCTAGTAATATATAGCTATCCTTTTGTTTTTCAACATAAATAACTGTTTCTTTTTCATAGCTAGTTACTGCTCTGATAAACAATTCTTCACTTTTTGTATAGGTCTTTTGGCTTTGAGCACTGGACACACCTAACAGGACCATAATAATAAATACTAATTTCATATCTTATTGTTTTAATAATTTATTTTAAACTTGTCATCTGGCATTACTATGCCATCTACTAACTTTCCAACAGCAAAAAACTCTTTTGGTATGCTGCTAAAGTTAAAAATTCTATGTGTTGTAACACTTATTCTGTGTACAACGTCAATATTGTCATCATTAAGATTGTAGGTTTGGTGTTCTACAATCCATTTATTGCCAGAGTCTTTATTTAATACACTACTCATAGGTATAATTGGTGACAACTTTGAATCCATATTACTCTTTGTTATCTTCTGCTGTGTATCCAGCTGAATCTACTTCAGGTCCATTATCAATGATAACTTCAGTAACAATTTCACCATCAATTAATCTTGATACAGAACAAAATTCTATCTCTACATCAACTTCATTAGCTGTTTTAAAGTTATTATACTGTTCTTCATTTTCTAATGAACCACATTGAGTAGCAATACTATGGTATACTTTTAATCTATAAGCACCATAAGGGTTTTTAAGTTCTTCAACTTTCCAATCATCATCTGTTAATTCAGATAATTTCTTATCTCTATTAACAATAGTTGCTGAACGATGATAACCACAGTTACCACAGTTTACATACTCTTCACCTGTTTTGTAATAGAAGTCGTCAGACGCTTCGTGCTTACAATTTGGACATTCTATATAATCTAATACACTTCCCATAATCTTTAAGTTTTAATTTATAAATTATCAAGTATTATAAGACTATCTAAATCTTTGTACTTACCTGAATATACTCTTTTGGATTGAACACCTTCAACCCAAATACTATCTTCAGAAACTTCTAAGTAATACTCAATGTCAATGTTTCCACCAACATCTGTAAAATCTGTATTAGGTTTTGTAAATATTTTTTCAGTATACACTGAACCTAAAAAAAATCCTGCTACTAACACACACAGTGTTATGCAAATTGCTAAAATTGATTGTTTAAATGACATACATTTATAATTTAAGAGTTAATAAATAAATTTTTAATTGGTAATAAAAAAACAAAGGAGAGTATTTCATCTCCTTCATTTTTGCTTTAACTTCCCACGGTTATTGCATTTTTTGTTTTGAACGTAACTTGCTGACTCTTTTCATCAATCTAGTTACATCTTCAGGTGTTAAATTTCCTTCTACATCATTAGTAACAGGTGTATCATACACAAGTTCTGAATATTCTGCACCAGGTGGCATATGTAAAACTGCAAGTTCATATAATCCTTGTCTACCACCACGGGTATAAGGACCACGCACTACAGATACACCATAATGATTGTCAAAAATGTGATGTGCATGTTCACCCATCTCATCAAATTCAAAGTCTAAATTTTCAAATTTCATATTATAGATTTAATTGGTTATACATTAAAAAACTGATGATATATTTAATGCCATATTACTCTTATTCATATGGCATTAGGACATCACTCCTATAGGATTCGCACGAATGGCGTATATCCTACAAACTTCATGCAGTGCACCTGTATACTACATAAGTATGTAATATACAACGCTTTGAGCTTAAGCAACTTTTTATACTGGCTCAAACCAGTTACAATCTATTCGCTAATTCTTTATAGATTTCGTGTTTTGCTCTACACAGATCTATATCCATAGTAGGATCAATTGCAAGATTTTTATAATTCTGCATTTTATCCTGAAAAAAACCTCTAAGCTCTGCTTTATGCTCATCGTTCAGCATATTTACTATTTCAGTTACTACATAACTGTAAATATTTAATTTCATTTGTGCTTTTTCTTCAACACTAGCTTGTTCTTCAATAGTCATTATATATAGTTTAGTTGGTTACTATTTTATTCCACTCTGCACTCAGTTGTAATCCTACACAACAGTAAGTTTATTAGTTTAAAAGCTAATTCCATCCGTGTTTGTATTTCTTACAACTGTCTACCCTTGTGAAGTAGAAATGGTGCATTAAAAAAATTGAAAGGATGAGTACTTGACCTTTCATGTTGTTATCATTAAGAGTTTCCCCTATATATACACACTTATATTTCTATAAGTAAACAACATGCTCAATGATTTATAGTATCATCATACTTTTACATACCAGTGCCATAAGTTTCTTTTCATACCAACTTCCTTGCGAGATACACAGGTTGCAGCCTGTTAGCTAGATATTAATCAGTCCCTTTACATAAACCTTGCGAGTCTTTTGTACCTACATATTGCAGTAGGATAAGAGCATTTTCACTTGTACGTGTCAAAACATTTTTTGCTTTTAGATCATATAGATTTTAGTTAGCGGTTCAGGAAATCATGTGAAGTAGTTTCAACTTTATATAACATAATACCTTTTGAGTACCTTAGTTATAACTCCACATTGCTTTAAGCTGCCAAGCTTACTTACTGTTTGATACAAATACACACTATTTCTAGTAGCATATTGGATACCTAACTAATAACAACTTCCATCTTGGCAAGACGTACTATTGTTATCTATTGCACTTTCTATTGACATTTCTGTCTCAACTTCCTACCTGTTAGAAAGTCTACATCTCTATGCATCAACCGTTAGGCCACTAGCACACCAAAATGTAGGTAGTTACAATACTCTTCTGTGAACAGGATTACTCCTGCGCAATATGTTACCAACATATCACTTTATACCATTGCTGGTTTATCTTATGGTCACGAGAGCTGACCTGTTGTTTCAGTAGTTCCACAAGGAAACTTAACGCATACGCCATGAGTATCTAAACTCTGAGGGCAACAACAATGTATACTTATTGGTCTTTAAGGGCGTAATAGACCAAACCCTCTCACTTGTCTGTTATGGTGAGCCAACGCCAGCAACTTACTGGATATTTGCCTGGTTAAAGAAAAGGCAACAATACTGTTAACAAAAAACTAAAGCACATTCAGGTAGCACTTACACCAAAAAAAAGGGAACATTATGGTAGTTCCCCACTCACCTTGTGGCTTCACCAACCCTAATTACATTTCTGTAATAACTGGTACTCTAAGAGATTCGCCCCCACAATTGTTGTACTCTCACAAGGTTGCAATCCTTGAAACCCTACTGGAAGATAAAATACATCAATCTACTGGAGTTTTAATACCTGCTTGGATGAGAGCAAAAAATGGGAGAAATCAATCTCCCATATCTACAGAATATGAAACCCTTCTAATAGGGTCTACACATAAACAGGAAGACCTACTCCAAGGTGTGTGATACACATCTACATAGTTTCCTGTAGGGACAGTAATACCATCATTCAACCAACCAAGGTGCTTAACACCTTGTGAAGACATATGATCATACGCTTCTGTATATGAATAGTACTTACTAAAAATTGTAACTGATTCAATTGTAGTCATAATCAAATGTTTTTGAATGATTGTATAGCTATCTACTGCGACAGTTCTGGTTGCTAATTTGACCAAAAACTGAAGGGTAAAAAAGGTGTAGTGGAGGAATTACCCTCCACGTCTACCTCCTCTAAACCTTGTGGATACTATTATTCTCCACCAGGCAACACGCTTCTACCTACACTAAGATTCTTCTCAGCGCTGATTTCTGCCTGATTGTCGTGCATAACACGTACATCAGCCATTACATCAGAGGCATCCCACTTAGTGAAACGTAAAATACGCTCACCATCACAGGTCAAAGCAATACCATCTGCACCTGCTCGCTTTAAATAAGGCTCAATTGCCTCTTCAAAACTAACATCATCACGCAGGTACTCCTTCGCAATGTCAGCAGGTACTTGAGACTCAAGGTACTCAAGTGAAACTAACTTGCCAGGTAACTGCAAACCTCTACTTGCGCCAACAAAGGCTTCAAGTGTAGCAGTTTTACCACGTAAAAGACAGGTGCGCTTAACTTCGCGTATCCATCCACCAGTTTGTACAATAGCACTTTGCTCTAACTGCACATAACCAAAATCAGCATTTTTCTCGTAGGCTGACACTACAGTACCCTTCTTTCCAGGGACGATTCTAACATTACTCATACATCAAGAGTTTTAAATTAATACTGTACTCCTTGGGGGGTGACGTATTGGACAGATAAACGTCTACTCAGTTTGTATGCAAGGGTGGATGCAGTATTTTTT